TACTCTGCCACATCCCGTAACTCGGCTCGTAAAAGACCTAGAGGACAAGGAAAATAGCGAAAAGCGTCTCGAAAGAGGCGTTTTTTTAATGCCATAAAATATTTCTGAAGAAAGCAGTATAAATAAATCTAGAAAACTACTGCTAAATGAATGAAAACGAGGATATCCAGAGCATTTAAGGATATTAGTCTATCTTTTAACCCTCATCCCGTCACAAATGACCTTACAGTTATTAAGAATGAGAACGCAATTAAGAAATCTGTAAGGAACTTAGTTCAGACTATTCCTGGAGAAAGGTTTTTTAACTCTATCTTAGGTACTGATATAAGGAGCAGTCTTTTTGACTTCGTTGATTTTGGTACAGCATCAGTTATAGAGAAACAAATACAAACTACAATAGAAAATTTTGAACCTAGAGTTGAAAATTTAAATGTAGAAGTGTTTCCTAGACCAGATCAAAACGAATTTGAGGTTAATATATACTTCGATATCATCGGACAGCAGTTTCCTTCTCAAGCATTTCAATACATATTAGAAGCCACTAGATAATATGCCTTTTACTAAGTTTACAAATCTTGATTTCGATCAGATAAAAGAATCAATTAAGAGTTATCTTCGTGCGAATTCCGAATTTACGGGATTTGACTTTGAAGGTTCTAACTTTTCGGTCTTAATTGATACGTTAGCATACAATACTTACATTACTGCCATTAACTCTAACATGGTTATTAACGAATCCTTCTTGGATTCTGCTACTGTTAGGGAAAATGTTGTTTCTTTAGCACGTAATGTGGGTTATGTACCTCGTTCTAGGACTGCTGCTAAAGCATCTGTTAACTTTCCTATAACAACTGATCTATCATCTGATAAAGATACTCAAGCAATCTACTTAAAAGCAGGTCTAGTCTGCACTGGAAACCAATCAAATAGTACATATAGTTTTTCTATACCTGATGATATAGAAGCATCCCTTGTATCCAATGCTGCTAACTTTGGAACTAGTGTTAATCCAATTACAGTATACCAAGGAACCTATCTTTCAAAGGAATTTATTGTTGATGGGTCAATTGATCAAAGGTTTATATTAGATAATTCCTATATTGATACCTCTACAATCGTTGTATACATCAATACACCTATTTCATCTGGTGTATATCGTACAGGAAAGGGTGTTTTGTATAACAAAGTTGATAATATTTTAAATATTGACAAAAATTCAGAGATATACTTGATACAAGAGGTACAAGATGAGAGATATGAACTACTTTTTGGTGATGGTATCTTTGGTAAGAAGTTAGAAAACGAAGCAAAGGTCACTGTACAGTATATTATTACTGATGGTAAAGAAGGAGATGGTCCAAGTAACTTTACTTTCTCTGGAAGTATAGCAGATGCCAATAATAATAGCATTTCTCCTACTTCGGCACCCTCAGTAAACACGGTTTCACGTGCAAGTAACGGTGGAGATATAGAATCCCTTGATTCTATCAAATACTATGCTCCTAGACTGTATTCGGCACAGTACAGAGCAGTTACATCAAGAGATTATGAGACAATTATTCAACAAATTTACCCAAATACTGAAAGTGTTTCTGTAGTTGGTGGTGAAGAGATGGATCCACCTGAATTTGGAAGTGTTTTTCTTACAATTAAACCAAAAAATGGAGATTTTGTGTCCGATTTTGATAAAAATCAGATACTTTCCGATTTGAAGCAATATTCTTTGACTGGAATTAACCAAAAAATCCTAGATTTGAAAGTTTTGTATATTGAGGCAGAATCATACATCTATTATAACTCTTCTAAGGTTGAAAGTGTTGATGGTTTGAGATCAGAAGTCATTCAGGGACTTACAACTTACTCAAATTCCATTGATCTTAACAAATTTGGAGGAAGATTTAAGTATAGTAAGGTTTTGACCGTTATTGACGATATTAGTGATGCAATAACATCCAATATTACAAGAATACGGATGAGAAGAAACTTAAATGCTCTTGTAAATCAATTTGCACAGTATGAATTATGTTTTGGTAACCAATTTAATGTAAAACCAGGCGGATTAAACATAAAAAGCACTGGATTTAAGGTTTTGGGTTTAACTGACACAGTTTATCTTACAGATGTTCCAAATTCAGACAAAAAAACAGGAACAATTGAAATTGTAAGGGAAGATATAGCAGATCTATCAAAAATAGTGATTGTAGCGAATGCAGGTACAGTAGATTATGTAAAAGGTGAAATAAATCTTACTACTATTAATATAATATCTACTGAAAAAGAAAATAATATTATTGAAGTTCAGGCATTTCCCGAATCTAACGATGTTATAGGTCTTCAGGATTTATATCTGAAATTTGGCATTGCAACTAGTTCGATAAATATGGTTAAGGATACAATTACATCTGGCGAACAAATATCTGGTCTTGGATATAATGTTACATCAAGTTATAACAATGGAGAATTAACAAGAGAATAATATGATCACAACAGGTATTGATAAGAGAGTACAAGTTCAGCAATTAATTGATAATCAACTTCCAGAGTTTATATTATCTGAAAGTCCTAAGACTGCTGATTTTTTAAAGCAATATTATATTGGACAAGAGTATCGTGGTGGTCCAGTCGATATTAGTGATAATTTAGATCAATATTTAAAGTTAGATAACCTAACTCCAGAGGTAATAACAGGAAGAACTGCTCTTTCTGCAGGTATTACTACAGATGCTACTACTATTAACGTTGATAGCACTAAAGGATTTCCTGATCAATATGGTCTTTTTAAGATTGATGATGAAATTGTTACATATACTGGATTAACAACCAATAGTTTTACTGGATGTGTTCGTGGATTTAGTGGAATAACTACATATCATGCTGAAAATGCTCCAGGCGAGTTAGTTTTCTCTACATCTAGTACTGCGACACATGAGAATGATGCTGTTGTTGTTAATTTAAGTTCTCTATTTTTACAAGAATTTTATAAAAAACTTAAAGTTACTTTAACTCCTGGATTAGAAAATGTAGATTTTGTTTCTAATTTGGATGTTAGTAACTTTATTAAGGAAGCAAGAACATTTTATGAAGCAAAAGGAACTGAAGAATCCTTTAGAATACTCTTTCAAGTATTATATGGTGCTGATCCAAAAATTATTGACCTAGAAGAATTTTTAATAAAACCCTCTTCAGCAAAATATATTAGACGTGAAAGAATAGTTGCTGAAAAAATATCGGGAGATCCTGTAAAATTAACAGGTCAAACTATATTTAAATCTACTGATACTCAAACCAGTGCTTCAATCTCTGAGGTTGAGATTGTAACGGGTATATCTGGAGCTGGTGATGCTGAATATTATGCTTTAGATATTTTTGTTGGATATGATGATGAAGAATTTGTTACTGGAACTTTTGGAGTTCCAGGAAAAACAAAAGTCATAGGTGATGTTGGTGTAGGAGCATCTGTCATAACAGTAGATTCTACAATAGGTTTTGGTGCTACTGGAGTTGTTGTATCTGGTATTAATACTAATATTGTTTACTCCGATAAAACAATTAACCAATTTATAGGAATTTCTACCACAGGCACACAATCTATTCAAACTGCAATTGCATATGGTGATAATTTAAGATCAGAAGAGACTATCTATGGATATGAGGATGGTGATACTGCAAATGAAAAAATTGAATTAAGAATTACTGGAGTTTTATCTGATTTTATTTCAAATTCTCAGAATAGATTATCTTTAGAAGGTGAAACAATACTGATTAAGAGTATTGGTGAAAGAATAGAAAGTAATGATTTATCCAATAAAGAAATTCAAGCAAATTCTTGGATTTATAATACATCTACTATATCTGAAATAGTGGATACTATTATAGGTAATGTTGGTGAATTTAAATTAAAATCAAGATCTTATACTTCAAGTCTAAAAGTTGGTGATACTGTTGAGATTGTAGAGAGAAATAGTAATCCATTAATTCTACAAAAGGCTATTGAATTTATTGGTGGAGATATGACCGCTACGGTCAATACTATATCTGCTGATGGTTATGATGTTTCGTTGTCTGATTCATTCGTTGCAGAAAATGGTAAAGATTATAATCTACGAAGAGTACTGAATAAAGCATATTCTACGTCCGATGTTAGTTTTAAATATGGAAATAATTCATTAACTGCAGATATTCAAAATGTATATGATGAAAATGAAGAATTTTTATACGTTGCCACTAATGGATTACCTTCTTATGCTATTACAAAGAGTCTTGCTAAAGTTGGAATTTCTAGTGCGATTGTAGGAGATACAATTCAGGGATATAATTCAACTACAAGAAAGTATTCAATAATATCTTTTAGCGAATCTAATATTCCTTTCATAACTGGTGATGAAGTATATTATACTCCAGGAACCATTGATGGTACAAATGCTATTGAAGGACTCTCTGAAGGAGTATACTTTGTACAAAATGTAGATTTTAATAAGATTAAATTATATTCATCAGCATCTTTCCTAGCAAATCCTTCTAGCACTAGTGTTGAATTTACTGTTAAGGATATTACAGGTTCAGTATTTGTAGATCATACATTTACTCTATTAAGACATTATAACCAACAACTTCAATCTCAAGAATTACTTAAAAAATTCCCAGTATCATATAATTTAAAAACGGGAGAAGATACAAAAACTCTTCCTGGTCCTGTGGGAATGATGATTAATGGTGTAGAAATTGAAAACTATAAATCATCTGATAGTGTTTTCTATGGTCCATTAGAGAAGTTTTCTGTTATTAGTGGTGGTGAAGGATATGATATAGTTAATCCACCTTCATTAGAAATTAAAGCAGGATCTGGAACAACTGCTTTGGTTCGTCCAGTTATATCTGGACATCTTAGAGAAATTTTAGTTGACCCTCAAAATTTTGATATTGAGGATGTTCTTTCAGTAAAAATTACTGGTGGTAATAGTGGTAATAGTATTTTAAGACCAGTACTTAAAAAAAGGAACAGAACATTAGAATTTGATGGTAGACTTATAGGGAATGGTGGTGATGTTGATACTGTTAATGAAACTCTCAGATTTTCAAATGATCATAATTTAGAAAGTGGTCAACCATTAGTTTACAATAGAAATGGTTTTCCTGCGTTGGGTATTGGTACCTTTAAAGGAAGTGATGCTGCTGATTATGAAACATTAGAAGATGGTTCTGTATACTATCCTCAAGTTCTTGGTATAAGTAGCGTTTATCTTTTTAAAGATGAATCTGATTATAATGCTGGAATTAATACAATAGGATTTAC